AGCAATTTCTATGAACTGCTCAAGACTTACCTCACTCCACTGTTTCGGTAATAACATCCTCTACTATTTCTGTAGGCACATCCTCTACTTGTTTTTTAATTTTGTTAGCCACAAACATAATGTAAGGTATGCAGATTTCTGCTTTCAATTTTCTTATGTGCTTAGACTTTAATTTAAGGTGAGCCTCAGAGTAATGCTCTGCATTAGTTAGGTGATCTCCTTTAAACATTACAGCCATCATATCTGAGATGTATCCCTTCTGTTTGTGAATGGCAATCTTTTCTATTAGCTTAGTTTCACGTACTGTTAGCTTTAACTCTGCAGTATATGTAAAGCCATCTAGCTCTAGTGTACCTACAGGCTCACTTTGTGCCATTGGATCCTGAGCAGAATTGAACTCCTTTACAATATCAATAAAATCTGCTATATCAAAGTCAAAAAATTCCTTCTCAGGGATGCCTAAGAACTCAAAGATTTGCAGGTGCCTGTCCACAGGATCTATCTCTTTATTATTGTTAATATCTGTAATTGCTTCGAACTGCTCAATAGTCAGCTCCTCAATTCTGTTGGGGATATCCCTTCCTAAAATAGTTACCATAGTTAATTTTTTTACAAATATATGAATAATTATAATATAGGTATGGCAAAAGATAATTTACCTGTTTACAAAATTACTATAGATCCTGAATACGCTACAAATGGTGAGGACCTTGGCATTGAACAAATTGCTTTTACATCCACTCCTGCTATCAAAGTAATGGGTATGGCTTTCAATAGCCAGGTTAAGCCTATGATCTTTACAGATGATATTAAGTATCGCATAGTAGCACCTGCTCTTATCCCTATGGAGATCTATAGGAAGGATGATGAGGATGGTAAAGAGTACTATGTTAAGTTTACTATAGAAGAGATAGAGAAAATTCATGCAAAGTTTATGCGTGATATGAGTAACAAAGACTTGTTTAATCTAGAGCATGATACTGAGAAGACTGTACCTGCTTATGTACTTGAGGCATGGATAGTAGATACACCAAAAGAGGATAAGGCTTATTCTAGTTTTGGCATTGAGGTACCTGAGGGCACACTAATGGTAACAGCCCAAGTAACAGATAAAGAATACTATGCTCAACTGGTAGCAGATGGGCAGGTAGGTTTCAGCATAGAGGGATATCTAGGCATGAAGCTCAAAGAACAGCAACAACTTAAAACAAATAATATGAACAAATTACCTGATGGTGAACACTTAATTGACGGCAAGATCTACGTTGTAGTTGATGGTGAAATCACTGAAATTAGAGATGAAAAAGTAGCAGTAGAAGGGGAAGCTATGTCTGATACTGTAGTAGAAGAGGAAGTAGTAACAGAGGAAGAGACTATGGCTGTAGATCCTGCATTAGATGCTGAGGCAATACTAGCAATAGTAACGCCATTAGTAACAGAACAAGTAGATATGCTTGTTGCTATGATAGCTGATTTAAAAAATCAATTAGAAGAGGCAATTATAGCAGAGACTGCAGATGAGGCAGTAATGGAGGAGGCTGTAGCATTGAGCGTACAGCAAAGACTAAGTAAATTCAATAAATTTAATAATCAATAAACAAACAAAAAAACAATGAAAAAACTAAGATTTGATCTAAACATTGATGCTTCTGCATTATTAGCACCAAACGCTGATGCGTTCTACGCACAGGCTTACCTTTCAGGTAGTGAAATTCCTGATAACTTCCGTACTTTACCTGGTATCAAGTACAAAACTAAAATTGGTACAGTTACTTTTGGTTCTGGCTTACTAGCTGCTAGCCCTTGTACCTTCCCTAACCTTAACACTGATGATTTAAGCTCAGTAGAAGTAGACGTTTGTGCTCTTTCTGCTATGGCTCAGGTTTGCCAGTTTGACTTAGAGCAGTCTTTTGTATCTTTACAAATGGCAGCAGGTTCAAATGGTGATTTCACAGTAGCTTCTTTCTTTAACTTTTACTGGTCTGAAATGGCAAACGCTATTGCAGGTCAAATTGAGTCTTTAAGATGGCAAGGTGATACAGCTTCCGTTAACCCACAACTTGCTTTGTGTGATGGTTACGAAGTGCAATTGGCTGCTGATCCTAGTGTTATCAATGGTGGTACAGGTTATATCACTACATTTACAGGTGCTGCTGGATTAGGTGCTAAATTAGCAGCTGCTTTTGCTTTGGTTCCTGCAGCTATTGCTTCTAGAACTGCAGATCTACGTATCTACATGCCTGCTCAATTAGTTAATATCTACCGATTAGGGGTAGCTTCAGGTAACACTAATGCATATATCACTCAGGATCTATCTTTAACTTACTTAGGTATCAAAATAGTACTTTGTCCAGGGATGTCAAACGATACTTTTGTTATCACTTTAAAAGACAACCTTATCTATGCATTTGATGGTGAGGGCGACTCTTCTGACTTACGTGCTGTAAACTTAGCAGATACTGTTGCTGAGCCGGTTATCCGAACTCGTGCTAACATGAAGGTAGGATTTAGCTTTGTTAACCCACAGGATATAGTTTACTATTCTTAATTATTAATTCATAGAGGGGGGCAACCCCCTTTATATAAAACTTAAAATCATGCCAACATGTCAAGCCCTCGAGGCTATTTTAAAAAGTTGCGATAACAATAGTGGGGGTATCTATGGTATATGGATTAACCAACAGGATGAGATCGCATCCATCACTCCAGCTGATCCTTCTGCAGGTGCAGGATGGGCTATCACAGCTATCACTTTAGCAACTCCTACTTTATTTGAGAACTATTACATACGCAGAAATACATCTAGTTTTACAGAAGAGGCTGCTATTGACTTAATCAATGGTTCATCTTATGTTACTTCTACTATCTCTTTAATGTTTCAACGTAGAGAAGCTGATAAGTCAAGAGCTATCAAAATTTTAGGATCAGGACAGCAGTATCTTACTGCAATAGTATTAGATGCTAATGGTCTTTATTGGTACTTCCCATACTTACAAGTTACAGGTGTAGCTGAAGGATCAGGTACTGCTAGAGCAGATGGTTCTAAATATGCTGTAACTTTGTTAGGTGAAAATGAATATCTAGCTTATGAGGTACAAATGAGTTCAGGTGCTTTAGCTGCTATCGGAGTATCTTAATAGACTTAACACTATCAAAATTAGCCCTGCAAATTGTGGGGCTTTTTTTATTTCTAAACATTTGACTAACATCATATAATATAGGTATGATATACATTGAACAGGGAACTATTAACCAGGTAGTGCTAACCTTAACAGAGGTTACTACTGTACCCACCCCTCATTATCTATTTGCTTTCACTAATGAAATGAATACTACTTCTAGCACTCAGCTTTTTACCACTGCAGATGTTAGCTTATGGCCTGAAAGATACAATCTTTTTGTACTTAATGAGCCTGTAGATATTACTTTATTACAAGGGCAGTTTATATATCAGATTTATCAGAGCTCAGTACCCTATGTACTACCTTTAACTATTGCACAGTCCACAGGAGTGGTGATAGAAGAGGGTAGAATGGTGGTTAGTGGGCCAGTAGGCACCTCAATATACGATTAATTATGGCATGGTATAACAATTTATTTAAGAAAGAAAGCGCAGGGCCTGAAATGGTAGAAGGTTATCAATCTTTTAGCACCCCCTTCCTACCTGTAGGTAGAGGTGATCTATCACTTCCTTATGTCAATGGTAGATATGCCACTAATATGTGGGTAAGATTTGGTGCAGACAACCTATATCCTCAGCTACTTAATCAAATGTATTTTGCTAGTCCCTTGCATGGAGCGATTTGTGATTATAAAACTAATGCAGTTATCGGTGGTGGCTTTGCTTTGGCAACTGATAAACTAACTACCCCTGAAAAGCTAGAGCTTTACATGTTTGAAAGAAAGATTAAAATAAGACAAACAGTTAAGGCTGTAACAAGGCAATTAATTGTGCACAATAGGATCTATTTTAAATTATGTTTTGACAGCACTAAGAAATTAGTTAAGATAGAAAATGTATCACCTGAGAAAGTAAGGATATCTAGATTTAATGATATGTACTATCTATGTGATGACTGGAGTACTAACATTGATATTAGAGAAATTAAACCTTACCACGTTGCTTGCTCTGATTATGAACAATTATATTGCTATGAGATTAAATCACTAGGGCAGGATTACTATTCACTACCACAATATACCTCAGCACTTAACTTTGCCTTCCTATCAGGTGAGCTTAGCTACTTTGCTAAATCTAATATCCAAAATAGTATATTCCCATCCTTTGCTATGATGTTCCCTAAGAGGCCACAATCAGAGGAGGAGAAGCACATGATTAAGGAAACTATTGACAGGATGAAAGGTGCTGCTAATGCAGGTAAAGCTGTTGCTTTCTTTGCTAATAGCCAGGATCAGTTACCTAAGATAGAAAGCCTACCTACAAATGGTAATGATAGCTTATTCCAGGAGGCCTCACAACTTAACACAGAGCAGATTTGTTTTGCTCACACTATAGATCCTATCTTAATGGGTGTACGTACCACAGGAGCCCTAGGAGGTGGTGCAGATATTAAGCAGGCTTATGTGATATTTGAAAAGAATGTAGTAATGGAGCTTAGAGGATGTGTTCAGCATATCTTTCAGGAGCTATTAACCATCTCTAAGATACCTGCAGAATTTACTATCAATAACTTCCAGATCATTAATGAGAATATAGTAGAGCTAGAAGCTGAGAGCTCAAAAGTAAATGATGCAATTAACTCACTAAGCCCATTGGTAGCTAACAAAGTACTTGAAACTATGACTATAAATGAGGTGAGAGCTTTGGCTTCACTTCCTCCTATAGAGGGTGGTGATATGACTCAGAGTGCAGCAGCTGCCGTAGTAGTAACCCCAATAACACCAACTGTATAATGCTATATTTCATAACAGAAACTTATTTAAAAGTTAATACACCCATCACTGCAAATGTGGATGTAACAGATGTGACACCATACATAGCTACTCAGGCAGCACTAAGGATACAGCCTATACTAGGTACTACTTTTTACAACCACATGCTAACAGCTTACAATGCTCAGACGCTTACACCTGATGAGGTAGATCTAGTAGAATTTATACAGCCTGTAATAGCATGGAGAAGTGCTGAGGATGCTGTATTCGGATTAACCTACCAACTTAAGAACAAAGGACTACAAACACAATCAGGTGATTACTCTGCTAGCGTATCTAGATCAGAGGTAGCCTTTGGTATGGAGCACTATGCACAGAAAGCTAGCTTCTTTGAGCAGAGATTAATCAGATGGTTACTAGCTAACAAAAATCTATTTCCTATATTCATCTCTACCACTAACATGGATACTGATCTACGGCCTATGTTTAATAACTGTAGCTGTATCACCCAATGGCAAACAGTATGCACTGGTATGTGTGGTAATCTTAGAGAAAATGGATATAACAACGCCATCTTAATACTATGAGACTACAGTTAGCAATCTTATTAGCCTCAATTAAACAATATACAATACAATTATTAACAGTGATAGGAGCTTTCTTTTTACCTATATCAGGCATATTATTTTTAATTGGTTTTGCCATAGTGCTAGATACGCTTACAGGTATTTGGAAGGCTAGAAAATTAGGCATACCTATTACATCAAGAAAACTTTCAGCTATTATTTCAAAGATGGTCCTATATGAGACAGCTGTTATTGGGTTCTACTTGATTGACTTTTTGATACTCAATGATATCGTTATGAAATTCTTCTCAGTGCCATTAATGTTGACAAAGATAGTATCTCTAGTTCTTGTAAGCATCGAGACGGTTTCAATTAATGAGAGTTACAAGGCTGTTAAGCAGATCGACATATGGTATGCATTTAAGCGTTTGTTTGCCAGGGCATCAGAAATTAAAAATGATATAGATGGAATTAGATATAAGCAGAATAGTACAACAGAGACTATCTAAAGATCAGTACGTAGATGAGCTTACAGATAAAAGGCAGATCTATTTACACCATACAGCAGGTGGACCAGATGCAGTATCTGTAGCTAACTTTTTTAATCAGCAAGTAGGAAGGGTAGCCACTGCTTTTATCATTGGTTCCAAGGGCACAATAGTGCAGTGCTTCAGCTCCAAAAATTGGGCTTATCACCTAGGACTTAAACAAGAGGTGTTTAGTGAGGCAGGAGTAACTTATAGGAGTCTTGATAGATTATCTGTAGGCATAGAGATCTGTAACTATGGACCACTAACTAAAAAGAACGGTTACTACTATAACTATGTAGGAGGTAAAGTAGATTACACTCAGCTAACTATCTTAGATAAACCATACAAAGGGCACATCTATTGGCAAATGTACACAGATGCACAAATAGAGTCTACCCGGCAGCTGCTAGTTTACCTTTGTGATCAGTACAATATCCCTAGAGATTACTTTGCTACCATCTTTGATATAGATAAACGTGCTTTGAGGGGAGAACCAGGTATATTTACACACAATTCAGTGAGGCATGATAAGAGTGATATCTACCCCTGCCCTAGAATGATACAAATGCTAGAAAATTTATGAGATACATACTCCCAATTATAGCACTATGCCTATTAGGCTCCTGCTCTGATGCTAAAAAAGCACAGTACCACTACAAAAAAGCTGTTAAATTTGGATTAGAGGTAGTGCAGGATAGTGATACCATCAGAATAATATCAATAGATAGCTTTGCAGTGATACGTAATGATACGCTTAGATACGAAAAGGTAATAAGAACTAAGGATACTGTTATCTTTTTTAAGAATATCTATGTACCTAAGACCAGGTGGCAAACAAGGATAGAGTACCGGTATAAGACTCAACTTGTAAAGCAGGATGTGCTTAAGTATAAGTACATATATAAAGCAGAAAAAAAGCAAAAGGCCAAAACTAATTGGTTATTATTTATAATAGGATTTGGCTGTGGGATAGCTCTATTTTTTATCCTAAGACTGCTAGACAAATTATACAACCCCTTTAAATAACTTTAATGATAAGACACTCAAAGAATGTTCACGAGCTTTCACTAGAAGGCAGTGAAGTAAGGATAGCTATGCTTAGTGATTTGCATTGGGATAACCCTCACTGTGATAGAGATATGCTAAAGAGACACCTGGACTATTGTGTTAAAGAGAATATACCGGTAATGATTAATGGTGATATGTTCTGCTTAATGCAAGGGAGGGGAGATAATAGACGTAATAAATCTGATATAAGACCTGAGCACAATAATGCTATGTATTTAGACTCTATAGTGAACACAGCTGTGGAGTGGTTCCTCCCCTATGCTCACATCATTAAGCTAATAGGATACGGTAACCATGAGACAAGTATAATAAAATTTCAAGAGACTGATATCCTGCAGAGATTTGTAGATATTCTAAACTTTAAAGCAAAATCTAATATACAAGTAGGTGGTTATGGTGGGTGGTTAGTAGTTAAGCAGGCTTATAGCCCAGGCAATACTACCTCTTTCACTACTAGGATCAAATACTTTCATGGATCAGGTGGTGGTGGTATAGTTACCAAA